GCTAGTCCTGCTGATACTGACTTTAACTTTCAAGATGTAACCTTTAAATCTAAGTTTGGAACGTCAAACCAAACTGCAATGAGTGGGATTCCTGCTGAAAGTAGATCACCAACTTCTGTTGGAGTCACTGTAACTACTTCTGCTCCTGTGACTAGACAGGTTACAAATACAGATGTAGATGCAATTATTGTTACTTTAACTTGGCCTCAGATACAGGTAGCTGAAGATGACGGAGATATTAGAGGAGATACTGTTGAATATAAAATACAAGTTCAATACAATTCTGGTGGTTTTTCAGATGTTGTTAGCACTTCAGTTAGTGGAAGAACAGCAGATGCTTATGCCAGAGATCATAGGATAAATGTTACTGGTTCTTTTCCTGTTGATGTAAGAGTAGTTCGAGTTACTGCTGATAGCACAGATGCAGCAAGAGTAAATGCTTTTCAGTTTACCAGTATTCAAGAAGTTATAGATAACAGTTCTACTTATGCCAATAGTGCCTATGTTGCTCTTCGCTTAGATAGTAAACAGTTTAATCGTATTCCTACAAGAAAATATCGTATTAGAGGAGTAAAGGTAAGAATACCAGGAACAGGTGCATCTAGTTCTGGCACTCCGAGTGTGGACAATGTTACGGGCAGGATAGTGTACCCAGATGGATATATTTTTAATGGAGTCATGGGTGCTGCTGTTTACACAAACTGCCCTGCGATGTGCTTGCTAGATTTACTTACAAACACTAGATATGGATTAGGAGATCATGTCACTGACAGTAGTTTAGATTTATTTAGTTTTGTAGCTGCTAGTAAATATGCAAATGAAGAAGTAGATGATGGAACGGGATCAGGTGCAAAAGAGGCTAGATTTAGTTGCAATGTAAATATTCAAAGTCCTAAAGAAGCATTTGCAGCGATAAATGATTTAGCTGGTGTTATGAGATGTATGCCAATTTGGTCTGCTGGCTCTATAACCATATCTCAGGATAAACCAACAACGGCTAGTTACTTGTTCAACCTAGCCAATGTAGGCGAAGGTGGATTTGCTTATTTTGGTAGTAGCTTAAAAACTAGACATAGCGTTGTTTCTGTAAGTTACTTCAACATGGATTCAAAGGAAGTGGATTTTGAGGTCGTAGAAGATAGCACCGCCATAAGTAAGCTAGGCACAATTGTTAAGCAAGTGAAAGCATTTGCGTGTACCTCTCGTAATCAAGCTGCCAGATTAGGTCGTGCAATCCTCTTTGCTGAACAGAATGAAAGTGAAACTTGCACTTTTACAACTTCAATAGATGCAGGAATAGTTGTTAGACCTGGTTCTGTTATCGAAATAAACGATCCAGTAAGAGCAGGAGCTAGAAGGGGTGGTCGTGTTGTAGCAGCAACAACTACTACGATAACTATTGATGCTCAAGCACAGACGACACTTCCCGATTTAACTGATTCACCAACTGTAAGTGTAATTTTATCGGATGGAACAGTAGAGGTTGGAGTTATTTCTGGAATAGTCGGATCTGTTCTTACTGTCAATAGTGTCACAAAACCTGATGGAACAACTGCTTCTGCTTTTTCATCAGCACCTCAAGTCAATTCACCCTACCTAATATCAAGCACTTCTTTGCAAACTCAATTATTTAGAGTAATTCAAGTAGAAGAGCAAGATGATGTGAATTATATTATTACAGCTTTATCTTATGTAGAAGGCAAATATGCGTTTATTGAAAATCAACAAGCACTACCAGTAAGAACTATATCTGTTTTAAATGCTCCTGCCCCTGCTCCTAGTAACCTAACAGTTACAGAAAAAACAGTGGTAATTAATAATATGGCTAGAAGTAAACTGATTATTGATTGGCAACCAGTACAGGGTGTTACTCAGTATCTTGTTAATTACAAATTAGAGAATGGTAATTATGTTTCTCAAGTTGTATTTAGTAGTGATTTTGAAATTTTAGATACAGCTAAAGGAACATACGAAATTCAAGTTTTTTCATACAATGCAGCCTTAACTTTATCTACAAATCCAGCGACAACACAAATTACTGCATTAGGCAAAACTGGAGTACCAGAAAACGTATCTGGTTTAACGATAGAGCCAATTAATGAACAATTTGTAAGATTAAGATTTACACAATCTGTTTCTACTGATGTTTTACACGGAGGTCGGGTTTATGTACGGCATACAAATCAAACTGGAAATTCTGCTACATTTCAATCTGCACAAGATGTAATTGAAGCTGTAGCTGGTAATGCCACAGAAGTTATAGCTCCTGCCCTTGCGGGAACTTATCTCCTTAAATTTCAAGATGATGGCGGTAGATTTAGTGCTATAGCAGCTAGTGTAGCTTTATCTGTTGTTGATATTCTAGATTCTATTACTGTTAAAACTGACAGAGAAGATACAGATGGAACACCGTTTAACGGAACAAAATCTAATCTTACTTTTGATTCATCTCTTGGTGGATTAAAACTTACAGATCCAACAGCGAATGCTAGTGGTACTTATGATTTTGTAGATACTCTTGATCTTGGTGGTACATTTTCACTTGTTTTAAAAAGAAATTTTCAAGGAGTTGGTTTTTATACAGGAGATCAATTTGATAATAGAACAGAAAATATAGATACTTGGACCGATTTTGATGGAACTGTTGCTAATGATGTAAACGCAAAGATGGCTGTACGAACCACAACTGATAATCCTAGTAGTTCACCTACATACTCTTCTTTTAACGATTTTGCTAATGGAACATTTAAAGGTAGAGGCTTCCAGTTTAGAATTACTATAGATACCGCAGATACAGCACAAAATTTAAACTTACAACAGGCAGGATATACAGCAACTATGCCATCAAGAACTGAACAATCATCTGTTATAGCGTCTGGAGCAGGAGCAAAAGCTGTTACATTTACAGCACCATTTTTTGTTGGAACGTCTGCACTTGGAAACTTAAATAATTTCTTACCATCTGTTAATATTTCTCCGCAAAACATGGCTACAGGAGACTTTTTTGAATTAAGTAATATCTCTGGAACTGGTTTTACAGTTCATTTTAAAAACTCAAGTAATGCTAGTATTAATAGGAACTTTACCTACAGTGCTGTTGGTTTCGGCAAAGGAGGTTAAGATAGGGCAAACTCTAGTTAATTATGTCGCTTTCGGTTGCTAATTTTGATATAGAAAATGCGTCTGGTCAAAATGTCAGGCTAGATATACAGGCTGCATTTAAGGCTTTGCAAGGACAAAGTGCTGAATCTAGTGATTTGAACACAAGTCAATGTGTAGCTGGTATGACTTTTCTTAATACAACCAGCAATATTTTAAAAATAAGAAACTCTAGTAATGGTGCTTTTACCGAAATAGGAAATATTAATGAAGCTAATTTAGGTTTACTATCTAAATCTGGCGGTACTATGACAGGTCAACTTTTGATTGATGATTCTAGTAGTGCTTCTTCTCCTGCATTAAGTTTCGATACAGATACAGATTTAGGTTTATTTAGAAAGTCAGCTAATGTTATGGGATTTAGTTCTGCTGGAACAGAACAGATATCATTTGATGCTAATGGAATTACTTTACCTGACAGAAATGAAATTAGATTTAGTGAAGCAAGTTCTAATGGAACTAATTACATAATTATAAAAGCTCCCGCATCTGTTACTCAAAATAGAACTTTAACTTTACCCGATGAAGATGGAACTTTATTAACTTCAGCAGGATCAGGTGTAAGTGCTTCTAATATTACAGGTGTGTTATTTACATTAGGAGGTACTGCTGTTTCTAGAGGAAATACAATTACAGCATTATCTGGTTTACATCAAGTGACACCAGCAACAAATAATACTTACGATTTAGGATCTAGTTCATTAAGATGGAAAGACATATATACGGGTGACTTGGATTTAAGTAACGAAGGTGGTAAGAATGATATTGACGGAACTTGGGGTTCATATAAAATTCAAGAAGGAGAGGAAAATCTTTATCTTATTAATAAAAGAAATGGTAAAAAATATAAATTTAATCTTACGGAGGTATAACTAATGGCAATTATTCCAGGAAAAAAGAACTTTACTGTTGATAGAAGAGCAGATTTTCCTATTAGATTGACATTTAAAGATTCGAGTGGATCAGCTATAGATTTAACTGGATACACTGTAGCTGCACAAGTTTACGATGAATCACGCTCCACGAAGTATGCAGATTGGACAGTTGCTTATACTAATAGATCAGGTGGAATTGTAGATATTTCTTTGTCTGATACTGATACTGCAACTTTCACTCCAAGTATTTTGTTTTATGACGTATTATTAACAGAACCTAGCGGTAGCAAAAATTATTATTTAGAAGGTAAACTATTTATAAGTGAGGGTTACACAGCATGAGCAATCCTAATCAAGTAGTTGTCTCACAAGTCTCAGATGTCACTACAGTTGAACTTACAACTCAAGGTCCACAAGGGCCAGCGTTTGCTGCAACTGGAACTACTTTAGACGACTCTAATAAAGTAGATGGCTCAGTAGTGTTTTTCGACTCATCTAGTGGTACATTTAAAGCAGATTCAACTACTACAAAACTTACACTCGTTGACGGAGGGAATTTCTGATGGCTAATACAATTAGAATTAAAAGATCCACTGGATCGTCTAATCCAACCTCCCTCGAAAATGCTGAAATAGCTTTTAGAGAAGGTGATGAAGTATTAGTTATTGGTAAAGGAACTGGAGGAGCAGGAGGATCTGCTACATCTATCGAAGCTATTGGTGGTAAGGGTGCATTTTTTGATAAGGCAACAACTAGAAACGCAAATATTGTATTAGCTGGTCCAGGATCAGGAAGTGCTGCTGCACCTACATTTAGAGCTTTAGTAAGTGATGATGTTCCTTCGTTGGCTCATACAAAAATAAGTGACTTTGATGCTGGAGTACGCACCAATAGATTAGATCAAATGACCGCACCTACAAGTGCTGTAGGTTTAAATAGTCAAAAAATTACAGGGTTAGCAGATCCAACTGCTGATGCTGATGCTGCAAATAAAGGTTATGTAGATGGAGTTGCACAAGGTCTTGATGTAAAAGATTCTGTGGTCGCCACAACTACTGCGAATGGCACACTATCCTCTGCATTTGCTAATGGTCAAACTATTGATGGTGTTTCATTATCTACTAATGACAGAATACTTCTTAAAGATCAAAATACTGCAACAGAAAATGGTATTTATAAGGTCAATGCTTCTGGAGCACCAACTAGAGTTGATGATTTAGCTTCTGGTGCTGATGCTGCTGGTGCTTTTGTTTTTGTAGAACAAGGCACAGTAAACGCAGAAAATGGATTTGTTTGTACTTCTAATAAAGGATCTGCTGTTGTTGGCACTAATAATCTTACATTTGCACAATTTTCTGGTGCTGGACAAATTACAGCAGGAAATGGTTTAGAAAAGTCTGGTAATACACTAGCTGTTGATTTAAAAGCTGGTGGAGGACTTCAAATTGAATCTGGCGAAATAGCAGTAAAATTAAACCATTCTTCTATAAGTGGTACTTTAGCGATTGGGGATGGTGGAACGGGGGCTGTAACTGCAAGTGCAGCAAGAACAGCTTTAGGTGTTGCGATTGGCTCAGATGTACAAGCCTTTGATGCACAATTAGCTGATGTAGCTGGTTTAACACCTTCTGATAGTGGTTTTATTGTTGGTAATGGATCTAATTTTGTTATTGAATCAGGCTCTACTGCTAGAGCTAGTCTAGGATTAACGATTGGAACGGATGTTGAGCCACATACTGATAAGTTAACAGAGCTTAGTACTATGGCTCAGACAACAGCAAATGCTTTAGCAGACTTAACTGAAGCCGAAGTACAAATTTTAGATGGAGCTACTGTTTCAACCTCTGAGTTGAATATTTTAGATGGAGTTACATCGACTACTTCAGAAATAAATGTTCTCGATGGTATTACATCAACTACCTCAGAATTAAACCTCATGGATGGTGGAACTTCAGCCACATCAACAACTTTAGCAGCAGCAGATAGATTTGTTTGTAATGATGCTGGAACTATGAAACAAGTTGCGTTGTCTGACCTCGTTACATTTTTAGAAGATGAAAGTGCCTCCAGCTTCAATATAGATGGTGGAAGCTATTAGACCATAGGAGGTAAAAGCCAATGGCAAACACAATTAAAATTAAAAGAGGTTCTGGTAGCGATCCAGGTGCTAGTGATCTAGTTGTAGGAGAATTAGCTGTAAGAACAGATACGGGAAAACTTTTTACAAAGAAAGATGATAATTCTATAACTCAATTATCAGGTGGTGGTATAGATGATGGAGACAAAGGAGATATTACAATATCTGGTTCTGGCTCAAGTTTTACTATTGATAATGGGGTTATTTCAACTGCAAAAATAGCTGATGACGCAGTTAATTCAGATAAATTAGCAAGTGGACTTTTATTGAGTGCTGGAACTAATAAAAATATTCGTTTTTCTGGAGGCATTGGAGAAATAGGAAGTGTTACTGGTTTCCAAGCAGTAAATGACGCTGAAAGTGCTAACACCGATTTTGGTATTAGAGCTACAACTATACGTTTAGCAACAGGTAGTGCAGAAAGATTGAGAGTTAAAGATGCTGGAATTGATGTTACAGGAGTTATTACTGGTACTGCAAGTGTAACAGGGCTTGTTTTAACAAGAAATTCTCAAACCATATCGCTAGATGGAAATTATGGTAATGGTGGAGATCAAGCTGTTTTAGCTTCTGCTTCTTTGCGATTTTACGCAAATGGCACTGAAGAAAAAATGCGTATTCTTGCCAATGGGAACGTGGGGATTGCAAATACTTCGCCATCAGAAAAATTAGATGTAACAGGAAATATAAAACTAAAAAACACATTAACTTTAGAAGAGGCAAGTGGTTCTGAATCTTACCAGTTATCTGTAAATAGTTTTGGTGGATTAGATATTAATAATGACACTACGAAAATTGCAGAATTTACAGATGCAAATACATTGAATTTATTAGATGATGTAAAACTTACTTGTGGCACAGACTCAGACCTAAAAATTTATCACAATGGAAGCAATAGTTACATCGAAGAATCTGGTACAGGGATATTAGGAATACAAAGTAGTGAAGTTCAAATTGGTAATGCTGCTAGTAATAAAATAGGAGCAAAATTTGTACAAAATGCACAAGTCGAGTTATATCACGATAATACTAAAAAATTACATACAGATAGTTTTGGAATTATTGTTTCGGGAGGTCTAGCTTTAGATGGTGATAATTTAGAGCTAAGAATTGGTAATGGTCAAGATTTAAAAGTATATCACGATGGAAACCATACTTACATTGACAACCATACAGGTCAGCTAAAAATACGAAATGCTGCTGCTGGAGATATAAGAATAGAGCCTAGAGATGCTGAAGCAGCTATAGTTGCTAAAGTTGATGATGCTGTGGAATTATATTTTGATAATAGTAAAAAATTTCAAACAAAATCAACAGGTGGGCAAATTACTGGGCAACTTCAATTTGCAGATGGAGGAAGTTCCTCTGGTGATAATATGGTTTCTTTTGGATCATCAGATGACCTAAAAATCTTTCACACAGGCACAAACGGAAAAATCATAGAAAGCACTGGTAACGCTTTTCAAATACAAGGTGATGATTTAAGACTTCAAAGCACTGGTGGTGAACATTATTTTATAGGTAATGCAAATGGAGCAGTAGCCTTGTATCACAACAACAGTCATAAAATAAGTACTGCAACTTATGGTGCTGTAGTAAGAGGAGATGGTAGTAGTACTGATGGAACGATACAACTTAATTGCTCACAGAATAGTCATGGAATTAAAATTAAATCTCCTGCTCATAGTGCTGGAGCAAGTTATACATTTACATTTCCAACAGATATCCAAAGCGGTAAATTCTTAACTGTTGATTCAAGCGGAAACACATCCTGGGGTACTCCAACTAATACCAATACACAGTTATCGAATGAGCAAGTTCAAGATATTGTTGGAGCTATGGTTTCTAGCAATACTGAGTCGGGTATTACAGTCACATATCAAGATGGAGATGGTACTTTAGATTTTTCTGTTGCATCGCAAACAGATCAAAACTTTACAACTACCTTAAAAAATAAATTAGATGGTATTGCTGCTGGTGCAACTAACGTAACCAACAATAACCAGTTAACAAATGGTGCTGGATATATTACCTCTGCTGCTCTTTCTGGTGCTGCGGATGGTGGGGATGCAGCTTCTCTTGATGGTATAGATTCGACCCAATTTGTTAGGTCAGATGCAAGTGACACAATGTCTGGAGACTATACTTTTAGTTCTAGTTCCCAAGACGTAATAAATTTATCTGCTAACTCTACAAACGATAATAGAGGTATTGCCTTTAATAGTAGAACAGCACTTTCAGCAGATTATAATGACGGATTTTTAAGACTTAACAATGCCCAAGAGTTTTCTAATGGAGTTTTTACACCATTAGTAATGAGGGCTGATGGAGGTTTTAATGTAGACGGAACGACTGTAATAAATGGTTCTGCACAACTTATAGCATCAAGACTTACAGGAGCTTTACCAGCTATAGATGGTTCAGCTTTAACGGGAATCTCGGCAGGATTAGCAACCACTGGTGGAACTTTAACTGGCACGTTAAACTCAAGAGCTATAATACCCACAGCAAATAATAGTTATGATTTAG